TAGGTGGCGGTGGGGGTGTAACCCTTTTTACCCAACAAGAATTTGATGCTGCCCTTGCAATAGCTAAAGCCGAAATTATGGCAATGGCGATTGAAGCATCAAGAACGGCAATAATGATGGAACGTGAAGCATGTGCTGTACTTGCCGAAAATTGTGTTGATATTGAAAAGTTACCCGAAGTAATTCGTAACCGCATACCTAGCCAACGCCAATGATTGAAATCACATTACCTTTCCCGCCAACCGTAAACACTTATTGGCGTAAGTGGAACAACCGCATGGTGATATCAGAAAAGGGTAGGGAATACCGTGAAGTTGTTGGGGATTTAATGACCATTCAAGGCAAAATATTTCATAGCACTAAATTGTTGCGGGTTGATATTAAGGCATATCGCCCCGATAAACGTAGGCGTGATTTAGATAATCTTTTAAAAGCTACGCTTGATGCCTTAGCCCATGCGGGTGTTTATGAAGATGATTCACAAATCATTGATTTGCGCATTTATTGGTCAAATGAAATAGCTGGCATGTTAAAAATTAGAATCGAGGAAATTGATGGAACGTGAAATTGACCCACATGAAGCGGTAGATTATTTGTTGCGTAATGCTAAAAAGTTTAGCCAAGCTAAGGCTGAACGGATTTATTTAGAAGAATTTCGTAAATCTAAAGTAGCATTATTAATGAAGCAAAGCATGGAAAAAACCTTAGCGGGGCAAGAACGTGATGCATTAGCCCATATTGAATATCAAGAACTATTGCAAGGCATTAAACAAGCCGTAGCAATTGAAGAAGAATTACGATGGCATATGGTTGCAGCACAAGCCCGTGTGGAAATTTGGCGTAGCCAAGAAGCAACGGCTAGAAACGAAATAAGAATTACCCAATGAACAATCAAATATCCGATAAAGAACGCAAACACTTGGCGATGGTTAAAGAACTACCGTGTTCGGTATGCAATGCACCACCGCCAAGCGATGCTCATCATGTTAAACAACATCGGCAATACCTATGCATCGCTTTATGTAAAGATTGCCACCAAGGTAGTTTTAATGGCTTGCATGGGCAAAAAAGGATGTGGTCGGTTATGAAGATGGATGAAGAAGATGCGTTGAATGTAACGATTGAACGCATACTAGGGAAACTACTTACAAAATAATTTGCACAAATGGATAATTATATGTATAGTTGTACTTACTGCAATCCGCAGTTTTTAATAGGGAAAACAAAATGATGAAATTAGGAACACAAACAGGTTCATTGATGAATCACATTTATAGCCGTGTAACAAACCCACAACCCGAAGTTGGTATGGGTGTAACGATTTGTATGTGGAGTGACCGCCATGCTGGAACGATTGTGGCGATTGAAAAAGATATGTTGGTTGTTGCGGATGATGATGTAAAACGTATTGATGGTAATAACATTTCCGAAAGCCAAGAATACAAATATACAACTAACCCAAACAACCGTAAAACATATTGGAAAAAGGATAAAAGCGGTAAGTATTGCGAATACTATATGAATCGTGATACGAATCGCTATAACAAATGCGGTACGGGTTGCCATTTAGGTATTGGATATCGGCAAGAATATTATGACTTTTCTTTTTAAAATCGCTTTAATGGTTGCCCTACTATTATGTAGTGGGGTAATTTTTCTTTCAGAATTAACGAAAAACACGATTATTCATTACGATTGCAGATTAGCAACGTATCCAACTGCAATTGATGTGCCACAAGAAGTAATTAAGAAATGCAAGGAAAAGAAATGAATGCAAATGAACTAATAGATAAATTAAAAAGTGTGAGTATTAAGTTGTTGGGTAAAGAAACTGAACAAGCTGGTAGAGCTATCATTTTATATAGAGAATCAGCTATTATGTTACGACAACAACAAGATGAAATAGAAACATTGAAAGCCGAAATAATAATGCAAAATGAACGGTGGAAAAAAATCCATCCGAAGGAAAGCGAATTAGAAATGAAATATAGTGATGAATGGTGGAAAGGCGTAGCTTTATTAAACAAGTCGTTTCCTTTCAAGTTGGGAAGAAAATAATGCTAATTGGGTTCGTAAAAGAAAAACAAGAAGAAGCATTTGATGATTGGGTTAAATTACTTAAATCCGCAAAGGCTGAAGAAGAATTTTTAACCGAGCCTAAAGCGATATGGTTAGAGGCTTGGACGCAAGCTACGATGGTCGCTTGGAGTATTGTTGATGATAATGTTCCGCCCGAATATCGACAAAAAATTCACGAAATTATCAAGAATAAAATGTTAAAATGATAGAACACTATAAGCAATGTTTTAAACACAAATTAAACCATGAGGGCATTTGCCCTAAATGCCAAGGAGAACTGATTATGGAAGGCTTTAAAACCATGAATCAAGTAATGCACGAAGAAGTTCGCCAATTCAAAAAACCGATGTTATCCGATGACCAAATCTTGGAATCCGTAGCGCAATTTTTTCAAGCGCATCCCGATTACGATAAGTTAAAGCCATTGTTAATCAATTTGGCATACGATATTGCAAAAAAAGCAAGTAATTAATGTTATCTAGGAAATTAAAGCCTAGGCGTTCTAAAACTAGAATGTCGGCAATGCGAAGGCAAAGTAAAGGATTTACTAAGCTTTTTAATGCCTATCATGCTTACAAGATACGGTTAAAATACGGTAGAAGAAAGCCAATCTATATTTGGAGTCAAAACTTAGGGAAACTACTTATAAAATAATTTAAAAAACACTTGCACAAGTGGATAATCGTTGATAAAGTCTAGTCATACCGCAATGGTGCGGTTTTTTAGGAGAAATAAATTGGAAACAACTTTAAACTTTCAAGCGATTTACGATGAAGCATTAGAAACTGCGAAACAAGCCGAACAAGCTTATTTTGAAAAGAATGGTGAACCAATGTATTGCGGTTTCGCATGGGTGCAAATAACAAACGGTAGGCATCCATTTGCTGGTTGGTGTAGAAAGAACAAGATAGGTTCTAAGCATTGGTCAAGGGGTTGGTTATTGTGGAATCCAGCTGGAAACGGTACACAAAGCATGGTTATCAAAGAAGTAGGTGCTAAAGCATTTAGCGATGTATTAGAAAAGCATAATATTCCATCATATTGGGGAAGTCGTGCTGATTAATAACAAAGGGGGGAAACCCCCTAAAAATAATTGTTGCACAAATGGATAATATCAATTACAGTAATTACATACCGCATCGGGCGGTTTTTTAGGAGAATCAAATGAGCATATATGCAATCAAAGTAACATGCGGTAATGGTGCGGTAATCACATGGGATGACCATTTCATTGCGGAAAACCCAATGGATGCTATCAAACAGGCTTGCCATCAATATCCTTATAGCCATGACCATGTTTATTACATGGAGGCTACTTCTAACCCTAAAGAATTCCGCTTAACTTGGGCGCAAGAACGTGATATGAAAAATGTATTGCGTGATTGGGATATCGAACGGTGTGATTAGTGTATAATAGCCACATAACATAACTTTGGAGAATAAAGTTTGTGGCTACAAAAAAATCAAACCCTACAAATGAAACACCTAATCCTGTAGGCAGACCATCATCGTACGACCCTATCTATTGTGCTAGGGTTATTGAGCTCGGCGCACAGGGAAAATCCTTAGAGCAAATATCAGCGCAACTCCTTGTTTCTTATAGAACTTTATGTACTTGGCGGGAAAAGCATTCTGAATTTCTTCATGCCATAGAAGAAGCGCACCGTCTAAGCCAAGCCTGGTGGGAGGATAAGGCACAGGAACACATCATTGAGGGCAAGGATGATTCGAAGATTAATGCAGGGCTATGGGCTAAGATTATGGCAGCTCGCTTTCCAGCAACATACCGTGAAAACCAAAAGTTTGAACTAAGCGGTACGGTAGATATCAACCATGCAAATGAAGCAATGGAACAATTCCTAACCACCCTAGATAAGAAAGTGGCTAGTGCTTAGTGTTGCGGATGCATTAGAAATTCGTAGGGGATTAGAAGCAATCATCCCAAAGTTAGATAAAGTTTCCGCTGAAGTATTAATCAAGAAAGCCAATTGGCGTATTACTAGGCATGATTTCCAACAATTACCCGATGATGATTGGTGGACTATCCATTTATTCCTAGCTGGGCGTGGTAGCGGTAAAACACGGTATGCATCGGAAACCATATGGCAGTTGGCATGGGATAACCCCAAAACACGATGGCTAGTATCCGCACCAACCTATCAAGATGTGAAGGGTGTGTGCTTTGCGGGTGAATCTGGCTTGTTAGCATGTATGCCCAAGGGAATCATCGAAAAGTATCGTGAATCCGATAATGAAATCATCCTAAAGAACAAATCCATGATTGTGGGCATTCCCGCATCCGAACCCGAACGCTTTCGTGGACCTCAATTCCACGGCGGATGGTTAGATGAACTTGCTGCATGGGAATACTTAGATGAAGCATGGGATATGATTCAATTTGGGATGCGATTGGGTGAACGCCCTATATTGTTGTGTACTACTACACCAAAGCCCAAGCCCTTGATAATCGACCTTGTAAACCGTGATGGCGAAGATGTAATCGTAACAAAAGCAACAACTTACGATAACTTGGATAACCTAGCCCCTACATTTAAGAATCAAATCTTGCAATACGAAGGCACATCGGTTGGTAGGCAGGAAATCAACGCTGAAATTTTAGACCCCGAAGAAGCGGGCATTATCAAGCGTAATATGTTTAGGCTATGGAATGCCGATAAGCCATTGCCACAATTCCAATATGTTGTACAAAGCTACGATTGCGCTACTAGCGATAAAACAACAAACGACCCTACCGCTTGCGTTGTATTGGGCATTTTCCGCCCAAGCCCCGATAAACCGATGTCGGCAATGCTAATCGATTGTTGGTCGGAACATATGCAATACCCCGATTTGCGCCCCCGTGTGATTGATGAAGCAACTACCGTATATGGCGACCCAGATGAATTTGGCAACGGCAAAAAGCCCGATATGATATTGATTGAAGATAAATCGGCGGGGATAAGCCTAATCCAAGATTTACAACGGGCGGGATTGAATGTGCGCTCATATAACCCAGGGCGGGCGGATAAAACAGCACGGTTAAACCTAGTAAGCCCAATTATCGCAAAGGGATTGGTTTACTTGCCCGAAAGTGGCGTACATAAGAACCAAGTACGGGATTGGGTAGAACCATTCCTAAACCAAGTATGTGCATTCCCCGAAGTGCGCCATGATGATTATGTAGATGCATTAACCCAAGCATTGCGTATGCTTAGGGATATGGGATTCCTAACCGTAGATTACATTAGCGATGATAGCGATATGTATATTGATGAAAGTAAGCCTAGGCGAATCAATCCGTATGCTATATAATTATTGGAAAAACGGGGGTGATTATGCCATACGATGAGCTAGGTAACTTTTACGGGGATAGCGATATTCCGAATAGCCCACCTACTACCGATTTAGATGCGATGAAGTTGGCATTAGAAAACCAACAAGTTCGCCAAAAATCATTACAAAACCGCAGTACACCCGAATCCTACAATAGAACACAACAAGCATTAAGCTTATTGCCTGGACAGGTAATGCCTAATGGTCAATCACCGATTCCCGTAAAACCGCCGATATCAACGGCTACTAATATTCCCCAAGCATTACTAGATGTATCGGGCGCTAGTGCATTACCCCAAACATTATTATCGATGGGAACGGGTTATGCCGAAGCATTAGCCAAAGGTATGGGATTGGATGATGTTGCGGATAAATTACATTACGAACCTACATCTAAGTACGCAAACGATATTAATGAAGCATTAGGTAACTTGGCATCAAAAACAGGTCCATTGCCAGAATTAATGTTTATGGGTAAGAACCGCACGGTAACGCCATCGGATGTGCAAGTATTGGGCGCTAGGGCAATAGAAACGGGTAGGCAACTAAAGCGTTTACCCGAAGATTTCCAAGCAAGCCAAGAAGGTTTAACACGGCTTGGTGCGGATAATGAACCAACGATAGGTGCTAAGGTACAAAAAGGATTTGAAAGCTTTGGTGATTATCTAGCAAGAACCGAAGGTAAGCCACTGGTAACGATTGGTGGAATGGATTTGGGTAGCGTAATACCAGATACCAAGTTATATGCCGTTCGTAAAACAAATGAAGGATTTGTGCCACGCCAAGAAGTTCCAGAAACGGGTGGTGATATTGTTCAGATTCGTAATCAAATTCCAATGAGCGAATTAGATA